AGAGACAAAAAGATTGACATTTTCTACATTAAGCCCGATGTTGATCTTTTGATCGGAGATATAAAACTACAAGAGCGGGCCATTTTCGGGATTCTTCAAGAATACGCAAGGTCAGGACTCTTTAACAGTTTCACGATCTTCTCTAATCCAGCAATCGAGAAGACGATCGGTCAAATCCCGATCAAGAAATACTTCGAGACCATAAACAAAAGTATTTATTATGCGACACACTATCTTAATGTGTTTGAGCACACAAGTCCGCTTGTAGGCAACCTTTCAAAGCCCTCAGAGGTCCAAAAAATACGCTCTATGGGCGTGATTTCAGTAGACAAACTTTCTGAAAGCTGGTATTATAAACTTGATAACAATAGGGATGTAAGTTACTATTTATGTATAGCAGGCGAGAGACTTGAGAACGATGGAAGCCTTCATTCTAAGATCGTCGAGAGTCTCAAAAAGAAGCCTAGAAATGCTTTCAAAAATGTGACTTATGGGATTTACGAATCACCCTACGAAACCGACTTTGGGTTCTGCGTCGCTCACACTAATTTCATTCAAGGACAAAAAATACTTGACAGCACAGGCTAGTCACGTTACTTTATAGATGAGCAAGGGGAAGCTCTCAAAATACCTCAAAAAAAAACGTTTGACAGGCTAAGTCAGGCGTGTTACATTCAGATAGTAAGGAACGCTTACTATACTTTACCCTACAATAAAGGAGACTATAATGGGAATCAACATGGAACTAATGCGGAAGAAGCTTGCTGCTCTCCGTGGAGAAGGTGGCGGAGACCGAACAAGCGTTTGGTTCAAGCCTGATGAGGGAGATACTGACATTCGTATCGTCCCAACCGAGGACGGAGATCCTCTAAAGGAGATGTTCTTTCACTATAACATCGAAGGACATCGAGGGGGTGTTGTGTGCCCCAAGCGCAACTTTGGTGAGCGTTGCCCAATCTGTGATTTCGCATCACAGCTATGGCGTGACGGCACCGAAAACAACGATGAGGAGACTAAGAAGCTCGCTAAGAGCCTCTTCGTTCGCACTCGTTACTTCTCACCAGTAGTGGTGCGAGGTCTTGAGAGCGAAGGCGTGAAGGTGTATGGTTATGGCAAGACTGCCTACGAACTACTTCTCGGCTACATTCTAGACCCAGAGTATGGGGACATTACTGATACTGCCGAGGGTACCGATATTACCATCACCTACACGAAGCCAACTCGTCCAGGTGCGTATCCTCAGACCAACATGAAGATGCGCCGTAACACAAGTCCTCTCCTCAAGGATAAGGATGAGGTTACTGGGTTGCTTGATAACATGCCCGACATCGACGGGCTATTCACTCGCCACACTCCCGAAGAGGTGGATGCGATCTTGGATCGAATGCTATCAGGTGACAAGAGTGCCGAAGGGCGCTCACGGGAGACAACTCAGTATAACAAGAAGTCAAGCGTAGATGCTGCTTTTGATGAGTTGATGGCTGGCTAGTAAAAGCGTATCGCTCCAGTCGCCCCCACCCGTAAAAAGGTGGGGGTTTTCTCTTATCCTTTTGCCTCTTCTGTGGTATAGTTACAAAGAGCCTTGTGCTCGAAAATAAATAAAAATAAAGAAAAGAAAAGTTAAAATAAGGAGAAACTATATGGCTAAAAAGAAAGAGGCCAAGCCTGGACGTGTTTCTATGAAAGACCTCCGTGCTATGGTAAACAAAAAAGCAGGTCGCAACGTCGCTCACGACCTACGAGAAGATAATCCCACAGAAGTCAAAGAATGGATCCCAACTGGCTCTCGCTGGCTGGACTCCATCGTCTGTAAGGGGAAAATGGGCGGCATACCTGTGGGAAAAGTGATTGAACTTGCTGGGCTGGAAGCAACAGGCAAATCTTTCCTCGCAGCACAAATAGCAGCAAACGCACAAAAGATGGGTATTGGGGTAATTTACTTCGATTCCGAGTCTGCTATTGATCCAACTTTCTTGGTGAAAGCGGGCTGTGATCTTGGATCGATGATGTATATTCAGACACCATCGGTAGAATTTGTTCTGGAAACAATAGAGGATCTATTGGGGGCAACAGACGATAAGTTGCTCTTTATCTGGGATTCTCTGGCATTTACGCCGTCGGTGTCTGATGTTGAGGGTGATTTCAACCCACAATCATCGGTCGCAACGAAGGCTCGTATTCTTGCGAAGGGAATGTCAAAATTGATTGTTCCTCTCGCAGATAAGCGTGCCACTTTCCTCGTCCTCAATCAGTTGAAGACGAACATCCCTCACGGACCAATGGCCCGTCAAATTGCAATGACAACGCCTTACATTACACCCGGCGGTAAGGCGATGCACTATTCTTATTCTCTGCGTATCTGGCTAACTGGTCGCAAGAGCAAGGCTGCTTATGTTCAGGATGAGAACGGTTTTCGTATTGGCTCCGAAGTCAAGGTGAAGTTAGAAAAGTCCCGCTTTGGAACCCAAGGTAGAACCTGTACTTTCCGCATCTTGTGGGGAACTGATCAAATTGGTGTGCAATGTACTGAAAGTCTCTTTGAAGCCCTGAAGGGGTTTATGGAAGTCAAGGGCTCTTGGTATACCCTTGAACACAAGGGATACACTAAACGTTTCCAGCCTAGTAAGTGGGTTGGTCTGATGAATTCAGATCCAGAGTTTAGGCAACATGTTTATGATTTTATGGATGAAGCTGTGATCCAGAAATTTGACAAACGTGAAGGCGAAGCATCTGACTTTTACGAAGTAGACAAAGCCTCTTGACAGCCACCCTCCACCCTGTTATATTATGGGGTGGAGGTAATCTTTGCTTTGTTAGAGCATAAATGGATGACCCGACTATTTACTATGGAGGACATAGAAATGAAGTCGGGCATCTATCAAATTACAAACACAACAAACAACAAGATCTACATAGGCAGTTCTGTCAACATAAAGGCACGCTGGGCAGGACACCGCAGCGACCTGAAAAACAAAAAACATCATTCAAGACACTTACAGCGTTCTTGGGAACTACATGGCTCTGGTGCTTTTGAATTTATGATCTTGGAGGTTGTGGAAGATTCTGAATTGCTCTTGGAAAGAGAGCAATATTATTTAGACACCCTCAAACCTTATGAAAGGGAGATAGGTTATAATAATTGCAGAGAGGCAGGAAGACCTACTGGCTACAAACATTCGGAAGAAACTAAAAGAAAAATGTCCGAATCCAAAAAAGGATACAAGCATAATGAAGAGACGAAAAGAAAAATAGGGATTTCACAAAAAGGTAAGCACATTTCTGATGAAACAAAAATAAAACAAAGCATTTCTGCCAAAAAACGATGGAAAAGACCGAATGCCTGCACGGAGAAAACGAGAAAGAAAATGTCTGAAGCACACAAAGGCAGAGAGGCTTGGAACAAGGGTATAAAAACTCCACAAGAAGTCAAAGACAAGATTAGCAAAACCCTGAAAGGCAGACCTTCTCCAATGAAGGGAAAAAGGCACTCTGAAGAGACAAAGAATCTAATGAGTAAAAAGAGGAGTGGAGAAAACAATGTCAGATCAATAATGACTTGGGAAAAAGTTAGAGAGATAAGAAGACTTTATGCCGCTGGTGGCAATAGTCAGCAAAAACTAGCAGACCAATTTGGGTGTTCTAAGGGCTGTATCAAACATATTCTAAAAAACAGATCATGGAGAGAAGAATGAAAAGAGTTTTAATCATAGACGCGCTAAATCATTTTTTGCGGGCGTTCATAATCGATCCGAGCCTGTCCCATCACGGACAACCAATCGGCGGAATCAAGGGTTCTATTAAGATCCTTCAAAAACTCGTTAGGATGACAAAACCAAATGAAATTGTGATCTGTTGGGATGGACCCAATGGTTCCCAGAAAAGAAAGACTTTGGACTCATCATACAAAGAGGGTCGTAAGCCACTTCGTCTCAATCGTTCTGTTCACAATCTTACAGAAGACGAAGAGTTGCAGAATAAAGTGTGGCAGCAAATGCGAGTGATTGAATATTTCAATCAAATGCCGATCATCCAACTTGTTCTGGAACGAGTGGAGGCAGACGATATCATTTCTTATGTTTGTGGCTCTCCGCACTACAAAGGCTGGCAAAAGGTTATTGTCTCAAATGACAAAGACTTTTTACAACTTTGTGATGAAGAGACAATAGTTTATCGTCCGACAACAGACAAAGTAGAAACAAAGAAAACGGTAGTGGAGAACACTGGCGTCCATCCAGTTAACATGGCCCTTGCTCGTGCGATGGCGGGAGACACTAGCGATAACCTTCCTGGCGTTAGTCGTGTGGGTATGAAGACGATCGCCAACAAACTTCCGTTTATGAAGGAAGAGCGAGATGTGACCATCGTTGAGTTGATTGAATACTGCGAGAACATAGACTCTAAACTAAAAGTTTATAAAAACATCGCAGCGT